AACTACAGGAACAGTTACTCAATTATCTAAAGATGGATCTAAATTGAGAGAATACTATTTCAATGGTATTTTCCCTACAGAGATTGCTCAAATAGATTTAAGTTGGGAAACTGATGAGATTCAAGATTTTGATGTTACTTTCTCTGTTGATTGGTGGGAAGTTGCTGGCGCAACTAATAACATTCAATTTCCAAAAGGTGACAACGGATCTGGAAATTAAATAAAATATTTAATTAGTAATTGATAAAAGGGTTCTACTAAATACTAGTAGGACTCTTTTCTTATATATTGGAGAATGTAATGCCAAAATTTCTAGGTTATGAATTTGATTTATTCGGTTTTTTAAAAACAGATGAAAAACCAGTTGCCCCCATTTTAAATGAACCAAATGACGACGGTTCTAAAATTATTGAAGTTTCTCAAGATAAAGATGGGGCTGGCGTTTTTTTCACTTCAGGAACCACACTCAACTATGATAGTTCTTTTCAAGATGAAAAAGATTTGATAAAAAAATATAGGAATATGGCATTTCAACCAGAAGTTGATGAAGCGATTAATGATATAGTTGTCGATTCAATTGTTGGAGATGAGAGGGAAGATACGGTTAAAGTTGATCTACAAAGAACTGAGTGGTCTAAATCAATCCAAAAGAAAGTTTCTGAAGAGTTTTCAAATGTTTTAGATATCTTGGAATTTAGAGGCAAGGGTTTTGAAATATTCAAGTCTTGGTATATTGATGGTAGAATATTCTATCAGAAAGTTCCTCATAAGAATAGAAATAAAGGTCTTCATTCGGTTAAAAGGTTAGATTCCCTTAATATAAAGAAAGTTAAAGAAATCACTAAAAAGACAGATAAGAAAACAGGGGTTGAATACATCACAGGTGTTAAAGAATATTATGTTTATTCAAAGCAATCTAATTATCAACCAGGATATACTTCAATGAGAGGTAATGTTGCTAGTAATATTAAAATACCTTTGGAGAATATTGCATATGCCCATTCAGGGTTGTTTGATAGCGAAAAGGAACAAGTGCTTTCACATCTTCACAAGGCGATGAAAACTTTAAATCAATTATTAATGTTGGAAGACAGTGTTGTCATATATCGTATCTCCAGAGCACCTGAGAGGCGAGTATTTTATATTGATGTGGGTAATCTTCCAAGAACTAAAGCTGAACAATACCTTCAAGATATAATGAGAAGATTTAGAAATAAATTGGTCTATGATTCGTCATCAGGTGAAGTGAAAGATGATAGAAAATTTACTACAATGACAGAAGACTACTGGCTTCCAAGAAGAGAAGGCAAAACTGGAACATCAATTGAAACTTTACCTGCAGGCTCAAATCTTGGTGAAATGGAAGATGTTGAATATTTTAAGAAGAAACTGTACAAAGCATTAAACATCCCAACTTCCAGATTAGAACAAGAGACTGCCTTTAATATGGGTAGAAGCGGTGAGATAACCCGAGATGAAGTTAAGTTTGCAAAGTTTGTTGACAGGTTAAGAAGAAGGTTCTCTGATATATTTTACGATCTTCTATCAACTCAACTTATCATGAAAGGTGTGATGAGTAGGGAAGAGTGGAACCAAAACAAAGATAGAATTGAATTTGTTTATTCTAATAATTCTTATTTCTCTGAACTCAAGACAATGGAATTGTTAAGAGAAAGGTTTACACTAGCAACTGAAGCAGAATCATATATCGGTGAATATTTTTCTCGTAAATGGATGTACAATAATGTATTTAAATTTAGTGATGCTGAAATAGCAGCCATGAAGAAAGAGATTGATAAAGAACAGAATTCTGGCGAAATTACTCCTGACGATTTTGGGAATGCTGGCTCAGATTTATCAAGTTCCAGTGGAAGTTCTTCCCCCACACCGCAAAGGTCTCCTCAACAACCTGAACCCTATGAACAAACAGTTTTAGATGAGAGTGATGTAACTTTTAATAACGAAAGTATAAATAATACAAAGACTGTTTCGCAATTACTGGAAAGAATGTCTAAAGTTTTGGATGAGGAATAATGATTGATTTTGAGCTTGACATAGATATTGAATCTATTTTACTGAAAGAGAACATAGATAATTCTTTCAGAGATGTTTTTGATATTCAAAATTTCTCTGTCAATATTAATAAAAATGAGACCGAAAGTTTAGATACTATTTTTGAGCAAGAATTTGCACCAAAAAAAGAAATGTCTTTCGATGTCGTAGTAGACATCAAATCAACTTTACATAATTCTGATTTCAGAAGTCATTTTGGAATACATAATTTTGAAACATGTTTAGATGAAAATAAAAACATTAATGATATTATTTTTGAAGAACATTTCAAAGAAGAACAAAAATATGATTACAATATTATAGATAAGCTCAAGAAAAATCTTAATAGTAGAAAGATTCTAACAAGAGAAGAAAGAGAACAGATTCCAGAAAATGAGCCAGAAGTTTTCTCAATTGAGGAAGATAAAAAAGAAGTTGTTTCGATTGAAGAGGGCTTGAAAAAATCAGAAAGTGTAATCAAAGAGAATTCTTTTTATAGAATAGTTGAATTTGATGAATCCGATTTAACTCAACTCCCAACAAAAGTTGACACATCATATAAAGAAGAAGTTGATCAAAAAATTGCAGACCTTGAAAATAAATATGAAGATTTACTCCAGAAAACTAAAGATGATTATGAGTCTAGGCTTGAAAAAATGTTGGGCGATTTTTCTAATTTTAGAAATCAAGTGAATCAACAAGTCAATAGGATGGCTTTCATTTCATCTTCTACTGGTGGTGGCGCTGTCAATATTCTTGATATGGATGATCTTGATAAGACAAACTTGCAAGATGGTTATTCTCTATCATACAATAGTGATTTGAGAAAATTTGAGTTTGTTGATATAGTTTCCAAAACCCTCGATCATTTACAGTCTGAAATTTATATTATAACTCAAGATGATATTGATAGGGGATATTTGGAATTGAATATACCTTCAGATCCAGAATACTACAATATTTCAGAGTTACATATCAATGGTTTAGTCAACACTTACCCAGAAGAATATGACTTTATATCACCCACTCAAGTCAATATTTCAAACCTTTTAGTTGACCCTGAAGATAAAGTTAAAATTATTTATGTAAAATTCTAACTTTTTTTCATTTTTACTCACTGAGTCTTATATATAAGATTAAGGTGAAACTTGAAAACATTAAATTATGTTATATGATTTACTTTTCAAGGAGTAAAAATGACATTAAAACTTCGAGGTTCTACTCAGGTTAAAAATGATACTGTAAGCCTTTCGAAAATTGTAAAGGTTTCTGCTGGAAGTATCTTGGGTAGATCAGAAGATTCAACTGGCGAAGGTGATATGACCGCACTTTCTGGTGCTGATGTTAGAAAAATCGCCGACTTACATACTGATGATAATGTTCAATTTGCTAATATAACTGGATCTGCTTTAAGCGGTGAATCCATTTCCTTGTCTGGAAATCTTTCTTCTGTAGATGCTAACCTTTCTGGCGACTTAAATGCTGACGGAGACGTCGGTGGTGCTACTGCTACTATCAGTTCCAACGCTACTATCGGTGGAACTCTAGGCGTTACTGGGGCTTTAAGTGGTTCTTCTACAGCTTCTTTTGATGGAGCTTTGAGTGCTGCTTCCGCTTCTTTGAGTGGAAACTTATCTGCTGTAGATGCCAACCTTTCTGGTGACTTGAACGCTACTGGTGATGTTGGTGGTGCTACTGCTACTATTACTGGCGATTCAACCATAGGCGGAACTCTAGGTGTTACTGGTGCTTTAACTGGTTCTTCTACAGCTTCTTTTGATGGAGCTTTGAGTGCTGCTTCAGCAACTTTATCAGGTAATTTATCTGCTGTAGATGCCAACCTTTCTGGTGACTTAAACGTTACTGGTGATGTTGGTGGTGCTACTGCTACTATTACTGGCGCTGTGAGTGCTGCTTCAGCATCTCTTTCTGGAGCTTTAAGCGCTGC